GTACAAGGCAAAATGCGACGCACTTTTTCATGAATGCTGGGCTAAAGTAGATGAAGAAAGGGCAAAATACCCCGATTGGAAAGGACGAGACCACCCATCTGATTTGGCGGTATATGCAATTGAGAAAGAGTGCAACTCAAAGCTTAGAGACCTACAACGTGAATATGATTTCCTGTTTTCCGAGGTGACGGACAATGAATGATGATATCATGCGCGCTGTGGAAGCTATTCTTAAACGTGGCAATGATGCGGAGATCCGGCGCAAGGGCGACGGGTACATCGTGTTAGAGGTCAAGAAAACAATCAAATATTCAACTCCCGCGTAATTGGGCGCGGGAAAGGGCAATAGGAGCCAACTGCTGAGGAATTCTCGGTGGTTGGCTCTTTTGTTTTAAGTAAAACCCGCAGAGAACAGCGGTTTTTATAAAAACTATCGTCCGCGAAGAAACGCGGCCAAAGAAAGGGAGATAGTGTCATGGCACTTACACGCAAACTTTTGAAGGGTATGGGTCTCACCGACGAACAGGTGGATACCATCATCGAAGCGCATACCGACACCGTGGACGGCTTGAAGGCTGACGTCAGCAAGTACAAGGCGGACGCGGAGAAGCTGCCCGGAATCCAGAAGCAGTTGGATGACCTCAAGGCAGCAGGCGACGGCGGCTATAAGGAAAAGTACGAGAAGGAACATTCGGATTTTGAAGCTTATAAGTCCGGCATCACAGAAAAAGAAAGCAAAGCGGCAAAAGAAAAGGCCGTCCGTGCTTACTTTGAAAGCAAAAACATCACCGGCGCAAATCTCGACCTTGCGATGCGCGGCTGCGGCGAGGAAATGGCCGCATTGGAGCTGGACGGCGAGAAGATCAAGGACACCAAAAGCCTTGACGCTCTCGTAGACGGCACCTATAAGAGCCTTGTTTCTAAGCCTGCTGTCCGGCTGGACATGGGCGCACGGCTCAACGAGGGCGGAAAGCCTATGACCAAGGACGAGATTATGCAAATCACCGACAGAACTGAGCGGCGCGCTGCAATCGCCGCAAATATGGATTTGTTTAGAAAGGAAGAATAAAAATGGCTGTTGATCCTAAGCTGATTAAGAAGGAAGATCTCGCCCGTGTTCGTGAAATCGAATTTACCGAGATGTTCGGCTATTCCATCAAGAAGCTGATGG